CTAAATTTAAGATAAATGAATACGTTATGATAAATGATACAGAATTTGAAATTATTATGATAACCAATAATGCTAAGCCTTATACATATTTTTGTTTACCAGTTAAGGCAACTGGTGTTAGAATGATAGAAGCTTATTACCACGAGTCTAGAATTAAAAAAAAGACTGGATTATTAAAGGAACTAGAATGATTAAAAAACCTTGGCTTCCAAAAGAAATTACTTTTGTTTTAAACTTTCATAAGAAAGGATTTTCTAGAAAAGATATTGCTAGGAAGTTTAATGATAAATATCCCACTAGGCCAAGAACTCAGGATTCTGTAAAGCATTGTATAGAAGTATATGGATCTTCTATTGAAAAATTACCTAGAAAAGTGTTAATTCTAGATATTGAAACTAAACCCATGATTGCTAAGGTTTGGGGATTATTTGATCAAAACATATCCCTTAATCAGATAGTAGATGAAGGTGGGGTATTCTCTTGGAGTGCTAAGTGGATTGATTCTGATGAGGTTCTTTATAAAGATGTCAAAGGCATTAAGTCAAAAGAAAAGGAACTATTAAAGCCTATTTGGAAGTTAATGGATGAGGCTGATATCATCATAGGTCAAAATTCTGATAGTTTTGATATTAAAAAGCTAAACGCTAAGTTCTTAGAATATAAATTAGGAAGCCCTAGTGATTATAAAAAAATAGATACTTTAAAATTAGCTAAGAAGCATTTTAAATTTGTTAGCAATAAGCTTGAGTGGATGTCTAAGAAGTTCTGTAAGCTTAAGAAGTTAGCACATAGTAAGTTTCCGGGATTCATGCTGTGGGACGAGTGTGGCAAAGGTAATGTTGCCGCATGGAAAGAAATGGAGCTATACAACAAAATGGATGTACTTGCTACGGAAGAGTTATTTATAGTTCTATCTGAGTTCGATAAGACTGAAGTTGTACAGGATGCATTAAAAGCTTATAGGAGTAAATAAAATGAAGTATACAGTTTTGTACGTAGACGACTGCACTCCTAAACAAAAAACTTTTAATAGCAAAAAGAAAGCTTTAGAATTTGTAGCTCCAATTGTAAAATCAAACTCGGATATACTTTGGATTGACGGATTAGTTATTGGGGAGTATATTAGAGGTGAGTTAGATGGAGAGTCAGAAGAACTTATTAAAAGGCTAAAGTGAGCTACAACATAGATGGAAAGATTGTAAACCAGCCAATAAGAAGAAGATTAGATGGTATGGTATTATGCTCCTGCTGTTCTAGAAGCATTAAAGCACCATCTAGAGTTGTTATGCCTATATCAGCTAAAACTGCTATTATGGTATTTCATTATGTAAATTCTAATTATTATATACATGAAACTAAAAAAGGATATGCCGTAATGTACTGCTCTTCTTACTGTAGAAGAAAACATAACCATAGATATTAGTATATGTTTTAATTTAAAAATGATCGTGGAGATCTATAATGACTAGGCCTAAATTTTTTACAGCTAAGATAAAAGGTATAGAATGGAAATTCTATGCTCAGGCTAGTTCTACTTATAATAGAAAGCATGGTACAGATAGTCACGCAATTACTTATACCAAAGATCACGAAATATACTTTAAGCTATCTGAATTATCTCCTGACTACATTAGACACGAACTTATGCATGCTTATGTAATGTGCTGCAGTATTAATTCTTCTAGCTTAACCGCAGATCAAATGGAGGAAGTTTGTGCTGAAATATTTGGAGAACATGGAGCAGAAATGTATTTAATGGTAGATCAAATACTTAATTTCTTTTTAAGATAATGAAAACAATAGCTAAAATTATATTTAAAATTCATAGAATTATTTACAAATATCCCACCGTATCTGAGATTAGACTAACAGTAGATACCAATTATTTTATAGAATCTAACTGGTATGTATGCATGTTGTATATTAGTGGGGAATCTGTATCAGACATTGCTGATCTGCTACACATATCTGAAGATATGGTTAAACAAAGATTGAATGAATCCGCTTCAACACTTAACTTATAGGGAGTGTACTAATGTCAAAAGAATCAGAAACAACTGCCAGACCGTCAAGATACAATAATGGGACTATCGAAGTTTGGGATGCTATAACTGGCATGGGATTTGATTATATGCAGGGAGCAGTTGTTAAGTATATTGCCAGATACAGGCACAAGAATGGGGAGCAGGATTTAAAAAAAGCTATAAATTATCTTATTAAAATGCTTGCGCAGCAAACTAATCAGGATTACTATGAACTTAGGAAAAAAACTATTGATGAGGTAACTAGTGAATAGATTAATTAAATGTACGAATAGTTTTCTAATAGGCATGTATCTTGCATTTGTAATTATGATGGGTATTACCGGATGGGTAATAACTAAGGAATTTGTATCTAAAACTAGCCTTAAAACAAATATAGTGTATATTGATGGGGTAGTGTACGAAGTTAAAGAGAAGCGAAATTAAAGGAAGATTAGTGTTAATAATTGTGCTCGTACTATCTATTATATCCATGTCATATGTTTTTATTAAACAATCTATTATTAATAAAAGAATTTTAGCTAAATATAAAAAAAGGATAAAAGATTTAGAAAAAGAACTATCAGATCTGAAGTATAAATAAATCAAGTTTACTTTCTAAGGAGAGTAGTATGGGACGAAAAAGAAAGCCTAATTTAGAAATTGAATATGAACTTGAAAGAGAGATAGAAGATTTAAAAAAACAAATAGATAAACTAAAAAAGTTGTTGCAAGATAAAAATAAAGATGTTAAGGTGTTTAAAGTAGAGAAATCTGTTGAAAAGATTAAAAAATATACGTGTAATGAATGTCCTAAATGTGGAGCCGAAGTTTCTATAACTGAACTACCCATGGGATTTTTAGAATTATGTAAATCTGCTTGTGGATTTAGAGCAGTTAAAAAGAAGGGATAGATATTTTTAAAAAAACTAAGTTCATGTGTTTAAAATGTTCAGATTTAGTTTACTCATCGTATCCCGGACAATTTGTAAGTTGTAGTTGTGGAAAGCTTTCTGTTGATGAGACAGAGCATTATATTAGAATTTTGGCAAATAACGAAGATTATATAGAGGTAAACGATGAATGTAGTTAGAACAATGAAAGTAACTTTAGATCAAGTAGTAAATAGTGATTCGCTAAATGCTGCAGCTAGGCATTGGGTAGTTCCTAAGAAAGCAACTATCCTGTCTCATAGTTCAGGTACATTGATTGAAGCTGATGATGGACAGTTATATTTAGCGACAGTGGGTGATTGGTTTAGAAGCCCATTCGTTTCTAAAAGTTTTCCACAAGTTGATCAATTCAATCAACTGCAAGACTACGGACTAACTGAGATTAAAGATAAACTTGTTAGACATAGTGAGAAGAAGATTGAATTAAAGGTCGAAGAAAAAATTAGACCAAGACTTGAAGTAAAGAAACTGGAGAAACTGGATGGACAAACGATTCCAAGCAAAAATAATGTCAGCGTTGAGAAAGTTAACAAAGCAGTGGAGTCCGATATTAAAAGCGAAAAAAAAGACTAAGATAGGTCCAGAACTGCACCAGTGTCCCTTGTGTGAGCAAATAATCTATACTGGTAAAAGATCTATAGAGTATATCCAAATTGAGCATCCTTCTGCAATTGCTGGTAAAATGGATGTTGACCATATCGATCCAGTTGTACCAGTAGAGGATTCTGGGAAAGATAAGGATTGGAATAAAGTTATAAGTAGGCTATTCTGTGATGAGGATAATGTTCAGTCTATATGCTGGCTATGTCATAAATCTAAAAGTCTATCCGAAAGCGGTGATAGGGCTTTAGCAAGAAGAGAGAATAAGAAATGAATACTGCTTCTGACATTAAATTGTTGATGATTTTACTAGAATCTAATTGTTTATCTGTAGAAGAAGCTATGGAGATCCTCCATATTCGTGAATTAGAGCTAGAATTAAAAAAAACATCCCTTGGAAAAGAGTTATTTTAATGGAAAAGTTGGTAAGAGATAGAATTGTAGAATTTGTATTTAAGGAAAGAGGGGATACTTTAGTCACTAGAATAGCTTCCGAAGATGAAGTACTTTTATTGTTAAAGAATAAATTAGTAGAAGAAGCTAATGAGGTTTTAAATGCTACCAGTAATGAAAATCTGATAGAAGAGTTAGCTGATGTTTTAGAAGTTTTAAAAGCTTTAATAGTTAAGCAAAATATTGTAGAAGAAGTATTTAAAAAAAGAGAAGATAAGTGCTTGGAAAGAGGCGGTTTTGATAATGGAGTTATTTTAATAAAATAATCCTTGTTATTTGTTTACTAATTTAGTATATTTTATTTACAAACGATTTTGTTTGTTTCATTTTACGGAGTATTCATGCTTAAACTTTTACTAAGTCTAACCCTATTATCAACTATAGCGCATGCTAAAAATATTGAGCTAAACGAAAAGAATTGTGTAGTATTTAATAAAGCAGTTTCTGATGGATATATTGCTAAGAAAACTGTAGAAATTATTCAAAAATCATTTACTGAAAATGAACTGTATCTAGTTATGGATACTCCGGGCGGTTCTGTAACTGCTGGATTACAATTTATTGATATCATTAAAGCTCTTAATATTAAAATACACACAGTTACTGTTTTTGCAGCATCTATGGGGTATCAGATTGTTCAAGAACTTGGCACAAGGTATATTACACCATCTGGAACTCTTATGAGTCATAGAGGATCTGTTTCAGGTATCTCCGGTCAAGTTCCCGGAGAGTTAAACTCAAGACTTACTCATATTCAAGCACTGCTATCTAGGATGTCATCCGCATCATCAAAAAGGTCTGGAATGACGAAATCCGCTTATGATGCAGCCATCATTAATGAACTGTGGTTGTTTGGAGATAATGCTGTAAAAGCTGGCCATGCTGATGAGGTTGCTAATGTTACATGTAGTAAGAAGCTATTTAGACAGACATACTCTGAATCAATTACAAGTATATTTGGAAATGCTACTGTTAAATACTCCAAGTGTCCTTTAATTTCAGCACCTTTAAGTATCGATTTTGAAAAAAATGTAAAACGTGAAAACATGTCTAAAATTAAAAAGCAACTAGAATCTATGAGTAGAAAAATGAACTTAACATTTTAAGGGTTATATGGGAAAATCAATAGAAGAGTTACTTAAACTCATAGAAGAAAAGCCTAAGTCAGGAAAGAAGCCAAGACAAGATAGTAGAGATGTTCTTGATTTTATTAATGATCTTAGAATTGAATCTGGTGTTGAAGCTGTACCCAACTATTTGATTTTCTTTATTTATAGATCTATCTGGAAACCTGACCAGTCTAAAAAGAAAGCTAAGAAAATAACTTTCTTTCAGACTTTTGGAAAGCACTTTCCAGATTACAGAAAGAATAGTCAGCGATACTATATGTTAAAAGAGGGGATATTTAATGTTAATGAGGATATGCTAAAGGCTGCTAAACAATATGATAAACAACACTGGCAAAGTAAAAAAGCACAAAAAAAGTTTCCAGTACCTTAATAAAAAAGGTTCTAGGGCGCAAAGGCAAGAATTTATTGAAACTCCGTATCTTTCTGGAATTATAAATGAAAGTGGCGAGAAGGTAATGAGATCTTTAGATGATTCTGAAAAAGAGTGGCTAAATAACTTTTATAAAGAATATGTGCATGGAACTTTTAACACTGATCAAGAGTCTACTCGATTGTTTAAAAAAGCCAAGAAGCTATCTAAGAAAAAAGAACATGTCAAGTTCTTTGAGCAGAATGGATTTTACCCAACTGAGGTTACTGCCGCTGTTGAAGAGTTTAATAAGAAAAGTAAATCCCTTGGTAACTTAGCTTACAATTTTTGGGACCAAAGAGAGATCAACTCAGACGACTATAAGAGACGATATGATATTCAAAATAATTCTGCTAAAGGATTACAACTTGAATCTTTTGAAGATGTGCAATATAGTGCTAATGTAGAAGAACTAGATAATACTACTATTGAGGATTTAATAACAGAAAGCGAGAAGTAATGACAAATAGGATTGAGATTAAAAAAGATGAAGATTCTGGAGAGCATTATATTGACGTTTATGATTTAGCTGACTTGTTTGAAGATGTAGACTTAGTTGAATCTTATAAGCTTGAATGGAAAGATGATGGCTCTTTTTCAATGGAATTTTTTGATAAAGATGATAACAGAGTATTTCCAAAGAAAGCATAATGAAAACCCCAGAGCAAATTAAAAAAGAATTAGATGAGTACGTGATTGGTCATGAAAAGACTAAAAGATCTTTATCAGTTGCTGCATATAATCATTTTAAAAGAATGAATGGTAGTACAATAAAAAAATCTAACGTGCTTCTAATTGGACCTACTGGATGTGGTAAAACATATCTAGTTTCTATCTTATCTAGAATTCTTGGAGTGAGTTTCTTGACAAGTGACGCAACTCAGTTTACCTCTTCTGGATATCAAGGTAGGAGTGTAGAAGAACTTATTACCGATCTACTAGGCATTTGTGAGGGAGATGAAAAGAAAGCTTCTAAATCAATTATCTACATTGATGAAATCGATAAAATTAAAAAGAAGACTAGTCAAGATGGAGGGGCTGATGTTAATGGACTTGGCGTACAGCAATCTCTTTTAAAATTATTAGAAGGTAGTGAAGTTCCGTATATTTCTAGACATTCTCAAAATGGGGAGTACGATAAGAAAATGAACACTAAGGATATTATGTTTATATGCTCTGGAGCTTTTGTAGGTCTAGAATCTGCTTCAGTTCCTGCTCTTATGGATTTTGGAATGATCCCAGAATTCTTGGGAAGGTTTCCAGTTATCACACAGCTTCAGGAGCTTAAATTTGATGATTATAGGAAGATCCTACGTGACTCTAAGGGGTCTATCTTGAACTCGTTTAAAGAGTGGTTTTTGAGCGAAGGTATTGAGCTTGTGGTAGAGGATAGTGCTATAAATATGATTGCACAAAAAGCTATTGAAAAAGGCTTAGGAGCAAGAGGCTTGCACAGTGTACTAGATGAGGCATTACTAAATGCCCAATTTGAAGCCCCTAGTTTGACAATAAAACCAAAGCAGTTTATATTGAATTCCGGTGTTGTTCTTAATGGCAAACCTAAGTGGGTTTTATGAATAATGATAACTTGCCTCCAATTTATGTCTATGTCTGGGACTACTTTTTATTTGACTGCGATAGCTCAAAAGAAGGTAAGACTGGTGGTCATTTAGTTTCTGTAAGAGCAAGATCAAATCAAGCCCTCCAGTTTACTGTCCTATTAGACAATGGTGCGCTTTTTACCGGGCTTCCTGCCCACGCCATTACGTTTAGAGAAGATCTTTTTAATGGTAAGCTACAGCTCTCTGATGCTCAGATGTGGGACTGCATTAGTGACGATATTAATGTGTTTTGCATGGAAAGTCTGAGATATGCCGAATGTGTAGTAATGCCTAATATGATTGAATCAAAAGCAGGTATTTACCTATTTACAGTAGATTTTGTTGGTGAAGGGTATTCTAGACATCCCACTCATTGGAAGCAGCTGCATGCGGTGCAAACCAGAGATGGATATTTTATGCTTTATCCACAGTACAAGATTAGATTTATAGATAGTGCTTTATTTGAAGATACAAGTGCGCCTCCCAAATATAAGGCAAACACAAAACATTGGATCGTTGGATCATGAAAGATATGACTTGGGGAACCTTTATAGCTTGTATGTTCTGCGCCTTTATGATAGGATTTTTAGCGTGTCACAAACTATACAGTGGCTTGAATAGATTTTATCCAGATGAGGTCATAAATGATATCTCTAATCTACGGAGGAATAACCCATCACTACATGGCCCCTAAATTAAATTACTGTAATACAATAAACAATGTTGGAACAATCCACAACGAATATATTATAGCTATGGCTGGAAGTGAGGAGGCTAAGATAGGTATTCTTAAGGGTAAAGATTCAGCCTGCGGAAATGTTGTTGGACCAATATCCAGCTTTAAGCTATCAGAGTATACAGATTTTATGTTGGGTGGATATAATACTAATTTTAATACTTTTCAAAAGCGAGGAATTGTACCTCCTTCAATTTTCGGATTTACTCCCGTTATCGGATTAAACTTTAAAATACCTATTACAGATACTATTAAAATTAATAACTTAGTATCTTTTGGAATAATAACTCATGCTTTAAGTTTGGAGTTTTAACTATGGATTATGTTAGATTAATTTCAATTGTAGTAATACTTATAAATTCTTTTAAGCTATTTTTAAGTAATGATCCTGTAGAGTCATCTATAGGTCTTCTACTGATGCCAATATTTGTTGTATATCTCAGAGCAATAGTTTGTAAATTGCGGCAATAAAAGTCACTATAGATGCTATAGCTCCCATTATTCTAAGCGAAGCATCTACTAATGCCACATGCTTTTTAATTGGAAGAATCTCTTCTTTAACTAATTTTATCTGTTCTTCTGCAAGATCTGTGCGGTAGATATGATGTTCTAAATCTTTAGCTTGTTTAGCAAGAGTTATATCAATATTAGATATTTTATCTTCAATACGATCTAGTTTTTCGTCCATTTTATCTAAGTGATCTTGCATAAACTATCCTTTATTCTTAATATTCCTAATAAGTTCTCTAAAAGCTGGTTGTTGATTTAACCCAAATAGCGTAGCTTGCTTTTGTGATTCTGGAGCATCTATTATCTTAGATAAAACATTGCCATATTCTTGAGAAACTTTATCTTGACCGGATTGTAGCGTATTCAAAATATTCTGTAACTCATTAGAATCTGTAGTGTCCAGCTTCTCTACGTAGTTTGGTTTAAGTTTTTTTGCTTTCTCAGCTTCTAAAACTCTTTCTTTATAAGCTTTAATTTCTGGCTTTTCATAAGCAGATGGCATTTTGTCATAGGCTCCTTGACTAGGAAGACCTTGTTTAAAACTAGCCAATCTAGCTCTTTGCACTTGCTCTTCGGGATTACGAACACCTTTTTCTAGCCAGTATTCTGGCATTTCTGGATTTGCTCCTGAAGGTTCTGGACTAAATGCTTCTTCTGCGGCTTGAGCAGCTACTGCTCCAATACCCGCTCCTGCTAATGGTAATGCCTTTAATGCTCCCTTAGTAACTTTACTAACTATCTTACTTGTCGTAGGATAATTAGCCGCCATGTCTCCTAATCTAGGAACCAATGTTGCTAATTTATATGCCCCTTCGGGAGTTTTAGCATACTTCATCCCCTCGTACACGCTAATTGGAAGAAATGACGAAGCTCCTGTAGCAAAGCTTAATCTTAATGCATCAAATGGTCCGAATTTAAATGCCTTTTTTTCATCTAGTAAATTTGCTTTAATTGCAGCTTGTTTTATCTCATCTACTAAATCAGGATTTTCAACAAGTCTATCTAATGCTATTTTTGCTTCTTTTATAGCAGGATCTTTTAAATCTGCCTGACTAGGATTTAAAACTTTATTTATTGTTTTTCTATTATTTAAATCTATACTAACTGACTCTGGATCAAATTTACCTATAATTTCATCATCAACTACATCACCCATATTTCTTGTTATGAATTTATTTTGCTTTGCTTCTTCTAATTGATTTAGTAATGAACTAACTCTTTTATATTCAATATCAGATTTGCTCCCACTTGGGGCCACTAAAGATCTAAGCTCACCTGCATACTCTTTACTTAATTCGCTAGATACTTCAGGAACGCCACCGGCTCCTTTTTTCCAACCTAATTCTCTAGAGGCTCTTAAGTAGTCTGCTGCATCTTTTTGTTCAAGACTAGAAACATCTGATAATTTACCTTCTATTTTTCTAACTTGAGGCATAAATTCTTCAGAAGGATCTTCATATCCATATAAGGATGGGTAGTCTTTTGCTAATTTAGTAGTTTTTGATTTTATAAGATCTTCTCTTACAGAAGGTTCTACATTAGATTGGATATAATTTTCATTTTTTAAATCTTGCATTTCATTTTGTATATTAATGATATCTTTACTAATAGATGCCTTGGCTTTATTCTCTTCTGGAGAATACTGTTCTATTGTTTTATCGAAAGCTTCATTGTATATTGCTTTTAAATCTGGAGCTGCTTCTTTTACAAGTCCAACAGATTTTTTTGGAATAGCCTTTTCTACAGCATTTTTTGCAGCTTCTTCTGCTTTGGTTTGTGCTATATCACTTGACGATATTAACATTTGTTTTTTTTGTTCTAATAGATTAGTAAGTCTATTTAAATCAGCGTCTACTTTAGAGGTTATGTTCTCTTGTAGTTTTCCTTTAAATGCTTCACTTTCAGTGGGTACTTTATTTAAAACTTTAGGTAACGCAGCTTCCATAGCTTGCTTAGATAATTTTTGAGTAACTGGAACATCTAGTGCGGATTCTGCAGCTTGTCTTGCCCTATTAGCCTCTATATTTTTTAGTTTAAAGTTACTTTCTAATTTAGAATATGCTTCGTCAATAGCTTCTTGAGAAATACCTTTATTAGCTTCTATGTCTGTATAATTTTGTTTATAGTAATCTACTTGCTCTGGAGTAAGTCCTCCAATTTTCATAGCTATTTTTTCAGGAGCTTCTAATATTGCTTTGCCTGTTTTTTCAATTCCAGTTTGAGCTGCTTTTCCTATTCCATATCCTACCATTGGGGTTGTTATTTGTTCTGTAATTGGAGTTAAAGGGATCTCTTCTTGCTGCTCCATTTGAATTGCAGGTTCATTTGCAATATCTTCTGGATCAAAATCCGATATAAGGGGTGGCTCATTAATAATATCCTCTGGATCAAAATCTGACATATTATTTTATCCTTGTATAACCCGGCTTACTTAAGTATTTTTGAGCTTTTTCTTCTGTCATATTAACTTCTTGGCCGCTTGGACCTTTTATTCTCACTAAATTACTTGGCTGTTCTTGTGTTTTTTCTGATTCTTCTTTGAATGCTCCAACATTTTTTCCTTGTTTTTCAAATGCTGACAACTTTTCTTTTTGTTTTCTTTCGATAATACCTCTAACTGTTTTTAATTTAGTCATAAAAGTATTATCATCATCCTCTACATTAGGCATATTACTTTTTAATTGATCTAATTCTTTTACAGAATAGGATACTCCAGATTGAGCTTTTACATAATCAAATAATTGAGTTCCAGAGAGTTGTTTAAGCGCAACAAAATCTTTATCGGATTCTGCAAATGGTAAAATATCCATTCCTGATTGATACATAGATGCGTATCTTCCAGTGTTTACTCCCGTTTTAGCAGCTTCAACTTCATCTAAACCTTTAAGTGCGTTATTAATACCTTCAATTTCTGTAGTTTGTTTATCCGAAAGTTTTGACTCTTTTTTCTCAGCCTTGTTCACCATATATTGTTGATAAGGAGTAAACTCTCCTTTTCCAGAGGCTTTAATTCCAGCCGCTTTTAAATTACCTTCAATTTGCATTTTAGCTAATTCTCTAGCTCTTAAATCTGTATCTTTAGCTAATTCTCTAGCTCTTAAATCTGTATCTTTAGCTCTTAATTCTTCGGAAGTGAGTCTAGTTTGCGCTCTCTCACCCTTAGCTAGTTCTGCATATTGCTTCATCATGGATTCTCTTCTTTGAGCTAAGTCACTTTGAATCTCTGGGGCTGTAGCAAACATATCAGCTATCTTACCTAATCCAGCACCTTGTTGAACTTGAACTCCCGGAGCTTTAACATTCATTTGAGATCTTGCATTTAAATATGTAGCAAGAGCATCTCCAATAGATCCTCCTATTTTTAACATTCTATCACGCTTTCTAGCGTCTGCAAGATCTGTTTCACCTTTTCCAAGTAGTTTATTATACTCGGATATTAGAGCCTCTGATTTTGACATTTGAGGTTCTTTAGAATTATCTAAGACAGAACTATCTTCTTTTGGAAGTTTAGCCATAGCTGCATCAAAATTTACGTTTTCCATAAATGGATTGCCAGAAATTTCTTCTTTTTTTGGAGAAGCTTGTTTTGCAACTGCTCTAACGGGAGCTTGAATTTCAGGCTCAGGAGTTTGCTGTTGTTCCACAATAGAAGCTAATTGCTCAGGAGTTGGATTAATTGGCGTACTTAGTTGATCCAAAGTTGGATTAATTGGCGTACTTAGTTGATCCAAAGTTGGATTAATTGGAGAAAATAATTGTTCTTCTTTTTTTGGATTAAGAAGGTCTATTAAAGATTGATAATTATTATTTGCCATGTACTATATCCTTATGCCTTTTTTACTTTTTCAGCTTGAACATCTCCATAAGCTCCAATTCCAGCTCCCGCAACAGTTCCAGCTAGGTTAATCATTGCACTTGTTTGAGCTTGTTGGGCTTGTTGAGCAGCCCCGCCTTGCGCAGTATATTGATTAGCTAAATTAGTTTGCGCACCAGAAACTCCAGTAGCCTTAGCCATCTTATTTTGGAATTCTTGCTGAAAAAGTCCTTTATTATAAATCTCTTGTTGGTTTCTATTCGCTGCTTGTTGATTAGCAATACTCTGTCTTGATGCTAAATTTTGAGCGTTAACACCTTGTCTGCCTTGTGTATTAAACTGATTAATTACATCAGCTGCTGAAGCTTTTTGTCCAGCTAAAGCTAATTGTTGTTGAGACATTTGAGTTGCCATGCTACCCTGTTGCCCTAAAGCAGCCATACGAGCTTGTTGTGCTTGAGCTGCAGTTTGTAAAGCTATATCTTTTTGAGATTGACCGGCTCCTTGTATAGCCTGAATTTGTAACGCTAATTTTTGACCTTGACCAAGAGTTGGATCTTCTCTAAGAGTCTGCAATCTTGCTTGTTCAGCACCTGCTACTCGTCCTAGTCCTTGCTCTAAATTAAGTCTAGCAGTAGCATCTAGTCCTCCAGATTTAGCAATATTTGAAATATCCTCTAAAGCTGACATTTGTGCTGCTTTTAGTCTAGGATCTTCCTGAACTCCTTCCATGGCAGATGGACCTAAAACTTCTGCTTCTAATTGTCCCACAAGTTCTGGAGTCTGCAAAGCAATTTTTTGAGCTTCCATTGATGGAATACCGATTGCTTCTAAGCGTGCAATATTATCTTGCATAAGCCTATTGGCTTTCTCCATTTCGCTTTTACCAGCATCTCCACCGCCAAATATCCCTGCCATTATATGCTCCTACTAAAAATTATAATTTGAGAATCTTCATACGTATTTTTCATCCCATATAGTCTACATATATGGGTAGTTCTCTGTTGAATAAACTCACTAGTTGCTTTGTTAATCTGAGCAGATAGACAAGAACAATTTTTGCTATGTGCTATATCTTTCATTTTATCAAGCAAATCTATTGACTTATTCTTTCCTCTAGATTTTTTATCAATATACATATTTACTACTTTTAAACATACTACGTGTCCTGCTTTTTGAATTTCATATGTAACAAAGCTATCTTCATCTTCCAATGTTTTTAGGTCTAGTATTTCTTCTACAAACTGAGCATATAAGCTAGACATATTTATCCTTGCCTACGCAATAAATCCCGCAAAGCTGCAGTTCTGGTAGATGTAACCCCAGTATCTACAATATTAGAACGATTCTCAAAGCCTTGACCTTGGAGATATGCTTCATATTTTCTTTCTAAATCTTGAATAGCTAATTCTTTTGCAGTGCCTCTTCCTACTGCTGACATGGCAGAGTCGCTCATCCGCCCTCCTCCAAAATTACCCACTACGTTAGATAGTGATGAATTTGGTCCTATCACTGATCCAACAATAGCACCTATTCCTGCTCCGGCTGCTGCTACTGGGGCAAGTCCTGTCATAGCTCCTATACTAGCTCCTGTAGCGGCTCCAGCAGCTGTTCGTTCTGCTCCTGCTCTCCACATGTCACCTGCTCCACCTTCTCTACTAGTATTAGTCGCTCCTATATAGTTAGCTAGTGCGTCTTTATTTGATAGTAGAGAGGTATCTGCTGCGGTTCCCTCAGCTCCCACATCATAACCAGCTTGCCTAAGCATATCTGCTACATTTCCTGCTTGATCTGCATAATAATGTTGCGTTCTAGTTCCTGACCAATTTCCTCTAGAAACTTTCTTATGTCCAAGACCGACTAAATTAGCACCTTCTGCGCTTTCCTTAAATCCTTGCTGAGCCTGATTCAAAGCATCTCTTACAGCTTTAGTGTTCAAAGAACTCTTCAATGTTTGAGTTCCTGCTTTTTCAGCATCCGTGTATTGTAAATCTTTTTGTAAAGCTTTTGAAGTATCAAGTCCTGCTAATCTAGCGAGTGCTTGTTGTCTAGCAAATTGATCTTTTGTTACTAACCTTTCTCTTTCTGCATTAACATCTTGAATTAAGTTTTGACCTTCATTGTATAAGCCTTCTCCAGAACTGATTCCTAATACTGCGGCTTCCTCTGGAGATAAACTCAATTGATTCATATTCATTTGGGCAGCAGCTGTCTTCTGTTGAGTGTACTGTTGGTATTCTGGACTCTGTTGAATTGCAGCAGCTTGAGCTTTTTGAGCATCCGATTGTTGTCTTAATTGTTGAAGTCTGCCAAGCTGAACTTGGATTTGCCCAGCTGCTTGAGTTTTATTACCATATCTCTCTAGTTGCTTAATTTGATACCCTGCGTTTCTAATAGCAGCGTCAGTTTCTGCTATTTGATTATTAACATTAGTAAGCTGTTGCACTTGTGGTTCATACGCAGTTAAAGCAGCCAACCTTTCTTTTTGTATATCTTTATTTGTAGCTTCTTTATTGCGTATAGCTTCTCTATAATATTCTGGCAGTTGGTCCCATTTAGTTTGATAAACTGGATCACCCTTTGCATCTACCATAGGTTTTCCAGTAGAATCTAGCTTGGGAATTTTATTTCCCGAAGCATCTAAAGCAGGATCTTTTATTAAAGCATCTATGCCTTTTTCTGTTGTTGTCTCTTCTTCAGTTCTTCCTTCTAGAAATGATTTTCTAGCTTGTTGCTGAATATTAGAAATTTCACTAGCTCTGCCAGTTGCTGTATTAGCAGATTCTGTTTGAGCCTGTTGAAGTTTTTGTTGTAAATCTCCCGCTTGCTGCGCTTGTTGCTGAAGTTGTCCAAGGCCTTGTTGGGAAGTATTCAAAAGTAATGCATCAAGTTTAGACTGACCCCTAGAATAATCTCTACCTTGGCTAAAAATATTTCTAAGAAGTTGCTCTCTTCCAGCTGCTGTCTGAGTTTGTTTAACAGCTTCCTGAGCTGTTCTTGCTTTTTCTGCAGCTCTATTGTACAAGCCCGCTTCTTGAATAGATCCCGGACCTGCATATCTAGCATTAATGATCTCTTGAAATCTCTGTGCTTGTTCTGGAGTTACTCCGGATTGGGGAGTTTCTACTGGAGCCGGTACAACAGTAGTTGCTGGTTCAGCAGGTTTTTCTGTAGCATATTGCCAAATTTTATTTTTGTCAACTCCATATTTAGAGTATAGAGTTTGTATATCGTCATTTTGACGTTTTAATGATGCTTCATTAGAAGATCCCGGGCCATAATCCATTGGGTGTACTCTGCGCTGAATGGCGTTAAGTTCTTCTTGAAATGCAGTATGTTTATCACCTAGAGAATCTTTAAAGTATTGATCTGTATTTCTAACTGAGTTCGCTGCATTTTCGAGACGGGTTGTAGGCTGCGCAACTGGAGCTGGCTCTATTGGAGCTTGGTAAACTGTTCCTCTAGCAGCATCTATTGCAGCTTGAACATCTCCACCAGCAGCTCCTCTATCAGCTAAAGTTCCAGCTTCTACCTGTTTTCCAAAAGTTTTTTGTGACTGAGAAATTTCTTTTTGAGCACCTGATGCTACGTTTTGAACTTTCTGAGTTGCAGCTTGTGCAATTTTTTGCTGTCCTCCACCTTGAGCAGCTTGTATGTAACTTTTAAGATTAGAAAATGTCCCTGTTCCAGCAGCTTGTTGTTTCGGAGCTGCTTTAGGTGCTGTAGTTGGTGCTACGCCTACTTGAGAAGATGACGATTTTAATTGGGGAATCTGAGGCTCTTGTGGAGATTCTTGTTCCTTCTTTTTCTTTTCTTCATCAGATAAAGTAGTACTCATCCCTTGTCCGGGTGCTTGATTTCCTGCCTGATTAAGTCTCATTCCCATAGAGTTCTCCTGTAATATAAGGGTGTTAAATAGTACTTTTCATTCCTATAAAAAATCAACACCTTATACCTAGTTGTGAATATAGCAAAGTTATGTTATATTATCAAGGAAGATTAATTTCTTCTCTTTTTGCTCTTTTGGACCGTGAAATAGAGGACTTACAAGCGAGTCCGATATACGAGCCGGTGTAGGAAACGAAATACTCGACTAGGTGTCGCAAAACCACTAAGTACCTAGCGGAAAGCCAGAGAGTTAAGCAAAGTTATTGGAAGTTTGGAACTTTGTAGAAAAGAGACATTCAGGTTAAAAGCCCACACCCTTTCCCCAAATAGCTAAAAGCACATTAAGGATCTGGTTTTACCAAATTGAGATCTATGCTCTATATAAGTAAAACTATGCAAACTATTTGATTATTTCCAAAGTAAGTCTGTATTTAACGCCTACTGTAAATCCAATCCCATATGAAATCTTTATAGATCCATTTCCAATATGAACCCAGTCTATAAAAGGAATTTGGGCAAGCCTAGCAGATGCATTGGTAATATTTTGAACTTTTCCCAAGTGAACCATGGACACATAGGATAGCTTTGTAACAATAGTGGAATTTCCAACTATATTTCCTGTTGCATCAAATACTACTTCTATAGTACCTAATGCCCTAGCCAGATTATCGAAGTCTAACCCACCGTTAACTACTTGATAAATCTCATCAGCAAACTCATTGTAAGATCCAGCAATCATGCCAGCTGATTCTTGAAAATCATCTGGATAATCTTCTGGAATAATACGTCGGATATCTGATAATTTAGGCATTATCTATATCCTCTAGTAGATACTTCTCTAGGCTCTAAAGATACTCCAATTAGTTTCCATTGCTCTCTTGCATTAATATGTGTAAATTGAACATGAAGGTATCTGCATCTAGCTTTATCAGATGGAACAAAGGTTCTAAAAGGAACTTCATTGCCCTCTCCTCCAAAAGTAGCGTTAGCCCAATTATATCCATCCCAATATCCCGGACCTCTTCCTTGAACATCTATACTCTTAAAGTCATATGATCTATCTGAAGAGTATGCAATAGATCCACCCCAGAAGTTATTTTGATCAAATATAAAAGTACCTTCTGATATTTGCTTAGTTGCTTCTGGTTTCCCGAAGTGTTGTGGAGCATATTGAACAACACATTTAATCCCTTTAAATATAGAAACACTACCTAATACAAACTTATTTTCTGATTTTACTGTAATAGTATTCATTATAGTATTAGCACCTGTAATAAGTACTTCATAAATTAAAGGATCTGACACTGATTTATAATCTTTGAAATTAGTTAAAGTTGTAACCAGATTAAGGATCGAGACTATTGCGTTAAAGTTAGTTGCAATATCTATTGCGATATCTGATCCAGAGCTAGGTGGTATTATAATTCCATCAGATAATAGCTTTACCTCGACTTCTTGTAATTTTGCTCCAAGACTGTCTCCGGCAGATGCTTTTAATGTTATGTATTTCTCCTCAGTATGAGAAGAGAATCCATCTCTATCTAATTTTTTAAGAAATCTATTAAACTTATTTATATCAAGATACTGTATTTGAGTTAGTACATCCCCAGCTGCTAATTCTGTAGACAGAGAGAGGGAGTAAGTCGTTCCACTTGTCGAATTTGCTATAATACTTCTAATTATTTCTCTGTCAGAATGATCTTGTCTTTCAAAGTTCTTTCTTTCTTGCAATACGTAAGGTCTTCCAGATGAATCTCCTAGATACATTTTATCATCTAGGGGATTAACTACTCCGCAGTTTGCAGGTTTAGTCCACCTAGTCCAAGCTCTTGTAAAGGTATTGTATCTAAAAGCTTGTGTAGCATAACCATCAGTGGTCTTTTCAGGAAGCCAAAGTAGATAACATCTATCTGATTCAGAGGACATTCCCCAACTCATAAGCTTGTAATCAAATCTAGAGTTGGTAACTTCTTGAATTTTATTTTCAATATTTCTAGACATTACTTGAACGCCAGTCTCGGATACTGTAACAACCCCTTGACTTGTCAATACATACACTAGATTATTTAAGTTAACAGCAGTATCTGGAGCAAGGGTTAAGGCAGATGAATCACAGAGACGAACAGAGAAGTTAGGAGCAGATTGTCCAGATATAATGTAAACACCCTCTTCTTTGAGTACTGCAAGACTATCTCTTAATGCAATGATTCTTTGTATTTTCTTGTCTCTTGGCCCAATATCGATATAGTTAACTAGTGGAACTGCCTCTGGTTGGTATATCTTAGAGAAATAAACTCTATTTGGATTTACCGAATTATCGGAAACTACATCAGCTGGAAATACAATAGCTGTATCAAAAGAAGAGTATGAGCTAGACGATACCCCAGATAATTTAAATGACGTAGTAGACGATACGTTAGATATAAATTTTTTGCCTACAATAGTAGGAGAAATTAAAAGCGGATCAATATAAGTGTATAACTCTTGACCTTGTGTAAATCCATGTAAAGTAGGAGATGTGTAGAATACTGCTTCTGGACTAGATGATACCACACTGGTTATTGTTTTTGCCACTGGAATATTAGGCTCGAATACAGCTATTGGATTTCCAAACCCATCTGAGAACTGCTCACTAAATCCAACATAGAAAGGATCATCTATTAGAGATCTAGATTCTAAAAGTAAAATACCCTGCAAGTCGTTAAGACCTGAAATGTAATACGCATTAACGGGAGAGTTAGGATCTTTATTTATAACTCTCTCCAATGATCTGGCAGTATCTTCTATAGATAAAGATTGGGAAGATAACCCAGATAGCAATACTTGATTTAAAGAAGCATCTTCTCCATCACCTTGTTGTAACACTACAGGATCTGACCATCCTGTAACAGAGGATGATTGAACTACCGAGGATACGTCGCCATTATCAGTATAAACTAATTTTACAATAGAACTAGGTGCTACAAAGGTTACTTTTCCTGCTCCAGACTTGGGAGTTATGTTTACGGAAGGTCCACCTATGGAGGTCGATATTCCAAAGCTATTGTTAGTTTTGTTTGTAACATAATAGGGAGTATCTATGAGAATTCCATCCGGACAATTTTGAGAAAAAGTTACTTGATCATTATTAAAAAATGAATGATTTTTTATGTTTATAGTTTCAGTAGATCCATTAATATCATAAAATGAATCAAATAAGTGATAGATATTATCGTTTATATTAAAATCATTTATGTCAAAAAATGCATCAGCAAATGCGTCTACGGACCCCTCCACTGTATCTTCATAAATGGGAAGTAATAGAGGTATTTTTAGTAGTAGACAATTGTCTACACTAGGAGCCTTAGATATGTGGGAAATGGATGCAGAACCAGAAGATGAATCTAAGTTTATTGCAGATCCGTTTATAGAATCGGATAATTTAATAGTGTTAGAGCTTACTCTTATAGCATAATATGATTTTTTTAATAATCCACCCGGTAAAGTTGTTCCATCTATCGTCACAAGATCATTAGTAGCAAATCCATGATTAGATAGAGTTATTTCCTCAGTAGTACTATTTATAGCAGTTTGATCAAAATTAAAAACTATAGATCCTTTATCAAACCATGTCCTGTATTTAATTTTATTTTGGGCATTATATATGTCAAAATAAGATCCTCCCACTGTTTCTGATTTCTTCTTTGCTGTAAACTGAATTATTTCATTCTGACCTATAAATGTATATGTACTCATTTTTGTAGAATTTCCCACATGCAACTTAGATGATCCTGAATTATAGGGGAATACTGAAAGCATGCTAAATTGAAGTCTATGAACTTCCTTAGTATTAGCATAAAAAGCAGATCCTTTAAAAATAGCAACATCATGAGCTATTGGAGGAGCTTCATTAGCTTGAAGAGCACTTTCTCCTGTTACAGGATTTATATACAGATATACTCCACCTTCTCTAAAAGTTTCAGGAATATAATCATCGAAAGTAACTTCTAATGGAATAACATTTGTTAAACTTACAGGGGATTCATATATTTTTTGAAATTCTTCTCCCGGATCTATATCATTAAGAGTTAGTCCAGTAGACACAGTTATTACTGCAGTTCTATAAACTTCATAAAAGAAGTCCTTACTATTTATCCCACTTGGGACAGTAGTGATGACTTGAGTATTAGAAGGAATTCCAATAGATGTTTGACCGTCATACGCAGTAGATATTGTCCCATAGGTAATATCTAAACTACCCTGACTAGCATCCAGCACATCTCCACCATCTATATTAGTAATCGTCACTACCTCGGAAGCCACCTCTACTTGTATATCCGATATAGAGAATAACACCTCCGCTATTTTTGACGCATAATTTATTTTATTTTTTAATGCTATATTATATATAGGAACTTCTATTAACTGCCTTCCTAATAGTAAACTGCTAGTCGGAGAAGGATCACTTCCGGATACGTTAAACCATGTAGCAAATTTGTTAGTTGGGCTATCGAATAAAAAGAAGTCATTATTAGAAATACCACTATAAATATTACCAGTTCCAACAGCATCTGTTAAACTAATAGCCGTCCCACCTGAAGTAAGGGATACTCCAAAAACATCAGTGGTAGTTACATTTACAACATAATAAGTAACTGAACTGTCTAATTCTTTGGGAATTATTCCGTAGAATCTGACCTTCGTTCCAGCGGTGAAACCGTGACTTGTTATAGTTATAATTGCTGCATTTACAGAAGTAGTTGAATCAAAAGATTTATGAATACCAGCTCCAGCATCTAATATAGTGGCTGTAAAACTCTCACCCACATTTATATCTTGGGATATATTTGTTATAACATGTCTAGAGCTAGGTACTCCCCGTATAATATTACCGTTTACATCTTTTTTAGCCCACAGTACTTTATAAGCCACCTTAGATTGTGCAGGAAGAAATCCTGAAGCGGATGGTACTAAGTTTAACTCTAAACCAGTGGCTTTAACTCCACCAGCCTTTGTTATATATTCCGCAGAATTAGAAAAATCATCTGCAGATTTTGCAGAAATCTTCTTGATCCCTTCACTAGTAGTAAAGTATAAATTTGAATTAAGTTCAAAATATCTAATTCTAAGCCTAGACACCAGTTCGCTATAAGTTCCAGAGAAATTTAAAAAAGATCCATTACCAGTTGAGTCAAAACTTAGTTTATTTGCAAAATGTCGTAATACTCTACCTTTATATGTTAACAATTGCTTAACAACAGATTCATCATCTGTAGCATTTCCAAATTCCGCAAAACCTCTCCTAGGTTCTACAACATTGTCGGAATCAATTACACAATTATCCAATACATCAGCGGCACCATCAGGCCTTGCCAATTCATTTGGAGAGGTTACTAGCCCGCGATTTATAGTTAATATAGGCACTGATTACCACCTTCTATTTCGTCTTCCTAGCGTATTTAATGTATTTACTAAAGGAGAGTGTCTTGATTTAATTTTTACCTGTGCGCCTTCAACCCTATTATCTAGAAAAGTTCCTGCGTCCTTTTCCATAGCCGCTAGTTTTCTTTCAGCCGATTGCTTATTTTGCTCATCTCCCATAGCTTCTAAACAGGCAATAGCAACTCTTTGTGCTAATATTGGATGTAGCTCTGATGGGATATTGGGTACAATTGTCTCTTCCGCAGCAGTAGTATAATCCCCTATTTGAATATCAGGGATACTAGAAGCAGGAAAGCTCATAGTATTTAGCGATGGACTTATGTCATTTTTGATAATATCATAATATAGAATTTTATTTGGGGAGACATGCTGAACAAAATCAAATAATTCATCTGCTATCATGTGACTTGGTAATGTTTTAAATTTAATACTTTTTACATCAAGCATCAATGAAGCACTACCGCCAGTTCCAGATAAAGAAATAGAAGATGTAATACCAAAACTATTTGGATTAATAACATAAATTTCATAAATACCACTAAAAATACTTAGGTCAGATAACGTAATTCCAGACAAGGATACTTTTTTTCCATTACTTATTCCATGATCTGGACATGTGATAATAGCTTTAGATCCACTTGGAGTAAGAGAAGTTATACTTTTAGTTATAGGAGTAATTTTATCTACTTCTACCAAATCGGTTATAGTTTCAATTACTGCACCATTAGATTCTAATATTAAAGAATTTGGGCGCATATGAAAATACATACGTAAATTCTGACCTATATTTGTTTGAAAATTTGTTAGAATAACATCATTATTTTCTAAGTAGAAACCACGAGCATTAATGTATGCTGTAGTATTGGAAAAATCAGATAATTCATTTAATGAGTACCTGTGCATTTCAAAAACATTTTCGTTTTCATCAATTAAAGCAACATCTCTTAATTTGTTACCATGTGCTCTAGAGGGAATGGGATATCTTTTTTTACCTAGTTCGAGTTTAACATCAATATAATGCACTAAATGTTCTTCATGCATTCTTTGAATTAGAGGAACTAAACCTAAGTTAACTTCTTCTGTAGCCATTTCTAATAAGTCAGTGTCTGTGAATGTTTCTTGACTTGTAGGTATCATAGCTCTACGCTTGATACTTCGTATCAAATCTGCAGTCTTTAAAATACTACTCATTTTAAACCTTAATTATTTGCCGAGTTTTTTCTTAAGCATCTCATAGGCAGCTTCCATTTCTGAAGGAGACATTTCTGGAAGTTCGGAGGAAGCACTTTCTTCAGATTCGTCTGAAGAGCTTTCTTCTCCATCTTCACACATGTCACAACCCTCTCCTTTACAACTGGAGCAAGATTGTTCTTCGGATTCTGTTTCTTCATCTTCTGAAGGAGATTGATCTTTTTTAAGTTTCATAAGCTTTTCAGCCATTGATAAACCTTTTTTAAGACCTTCAGGAGAATCAGACATAACGGATACTTTCTTAAGACCTTTTTTGCCAATCATATCCTTCATTGGAGAATACATATCGTCAGACATCTCCTTTGAAAGTTCTTTTAGCATTGCAGACTTAGCTTTTGCTTTCTTTTCCATAGTTTACAGCTCCTTATTGCTACATATTATAAGGGTGTTATAGCCAAAGAATGTAATTTAGACTTTAATACAATAAAATTAAGTAGTTATAAGATATAAAAAGGGGTGGATAAACCACCCCTTCATTAGGTAAGATACTAAAATTAGTAGTCCATATTTCTAGTTCAATATCTTGCCTTGATTACTTTAAAGAGAAGTCATTATCAGAAGCTTCAGCGATATCGGCTCGACTAAGCACTAGCAAGGCTCTGTCCGATTTAGAGATAATAATTTTATGTAATTGAAAATTATCACCCCCAACCATACCAGCTTTTAGCTTGCCAAGTTTTTGGGCAGAAAAATCTCTGAACGACATAACGATTCTTTGAGAACCGCCAGCTTTTTTGAAAATACAAGAAACTAGTTCCCAACTTGTATCATCAGCAAAGGCAGCAGAACTAGATAATTTAGGCACAAGTTTTAATTGAGCTTTGTCTAAGTTTGTAGCAATTGGTTGCCCAGCAGATGGTTGAGATGTAGAGACAAGGCCCGCAGTTACAGTGATGTTTGTTCCTGAATTTGCTTGATAGTTTGCTTTTCCATTTGCAATCAATAAAGCAGGAATGTCCCCTGTTAACTCATTCCAATGAGATGACGCAAGAGCACCTGTGACCGGATGCTTATCTGCAGCGTAAAGATGTGCTTGCGTACATTTAAAGTAACGATTAGAGACAGTAACAACTTCGTTTACTGGTATTGTTTTACCAGCAAGATTTGTGTAACTTGGCAGAATTAAATAACCATAAGTAACTAGACCGCCCAGTCCTTTAATGACGTTATTGCTAACAGTAGCATTTCCTCCTCTCATTCTTAAGGAAAGACCAGTCATGTTGAAATATGCCCCAGAAGGATTAACAGCTTTACCTTTAAATTCGTTGCCTGTTACGATTGACCCATAAGCATCAATTGTTGCAATTTGGTTTCCAGAGTAAACGCCACCTGTTGTCATCCCACCGCAGATCACATCCAATTTGTTGCCAGTAAAAGTGATAGGCAAGTTTGCACTTTGGAAAACTACACCTTGACGAACAGCACCAGCAACGGGGTTTACACCTGAAAAAGTTTTTCCAGAAAATAAACAATTTGTTACGGAGCCATTACCGACCGCGGCGTTCGGGTCTGCGTGCATAGCGTAGTCGCCAGCGGCAACAAATTCACAGTCTGAAATGCTAAAGCCAGTAGACGATGTGCCAGTGACTTTACTTGCACCCTGATTCGCTAATGAGGCACCGATATAAATCGCAGAAGCGTTACCATCGGCTTGAGAGCTAGAATCGTCTATTACTTTAATCTTCGACATTGTAAAGCCAGAAGCCCGTAATTCAATAGCCCCAACTTTCCCCCAATGTTTTATAATTTTATTGGAAAGAGTTGTTGTGAAATTTTTATTAATATAAATTTTTCGATTGGCAACATCTATTGATGTAATCTGTGCAGCCGATGGAGTGTTAGCTCCTGTTGTACTATCACTGACAGACATACCTACTGTGAAAGCAGGCAAGGCTGCGACTCCACCTACAGTGAAATAGTTGTCACCAGAAGTCCAAGAGCAGACTGAAACTGTTTGGACAGCAGCAAAAGGTATGCCCTGAATGATTGTGGTTTCTTTACTTGCACCAACAAAGGTTAGATTGTTTTTAAAAACTTCGATTGATTCAGTAAAAGTTCCTTCTCCAATGTCGATTGTATCACCAGAAGAAGCTGCCATATAGGCACTTGCAATGTCAGTGTGCGTACCTGACCCGTTTTTCCGCACATTAAATATAGCCATTATTACTCCTATAAAAGAAGGATTAATTTCCTTCTTAAATTAAATTAGTCAACATAATAACGGCACCGAGTAAAATCGGTGCCGCTCTTAATTAATAAGCGTAGACAACAAAAACGTTCATTCCTGCTTCGATGGCTTCTTCACCAGATGGAGATAGGAGAGACCCTTTCCAAACTATGCGAGACTTACCGTTTACAACAGTAACATCAAAATCCTCACCTTCATGAACAGCAAGACGACCTACTGCACACGACATGATTTTCATAGCTGTGATAGCTAACTCAACGAAATCAAGCTGCTCTGCAACAACAGTCAATTTTTCATTACTGAATGTTCGTGCTTCAAGAGCATCGAGTCTTGAGTCAAAGCCTTGCTCAACTGTAGCAACACGAGACATCTCTGAATCAAGATCAGAACGAATGTCTTGAGCATAACCATCAAGATCATCAACATCAGATCTAATATCTTGAGCATAACCATCGAGGTCGTCAATGTCAGAAGCAAGATCAACATCCGCAGCAGCACGAGCAGAAGCTTCAGAAGCCAAAGCTGTGTTATTAGAAGTAACGTAGCCGGCAAAAGCTGAATCATTTCCAACATCAACAGAGTTAATCAATTGAACGATTTCTGCAAACGAATCTTTATCCGCATCAGAAGCAGAAAGAATTGCGTCAATTCGAGATTTTTCAGTATCAACTTGAGACTGGAGATTTGCGTCAGCAAGAGCAAATTCTCCACGAATGGTGATATCTGCAGCTTGACTTACAGCCCAACGATCTTGACTTACAGCCCAGCGATCATTCCCCATCCTATTTACGTAATCAATTTCTCCTAGAAGTTCGGCATCGGCTAAAATACGAGCAGCTTGCTCAATAGAATCAGCAGATTGTCTAGTAGAAGCTTCAGTAGAAACTGCAGCAGCTCTATCGTCAATTTCTTTATCTAAATCAGATCCTACAGTTAAGAGACTAGCTTGAGCCTCAGACATATCTGATTCAAGACTTGTGATGTTGCTTTCAGCTGTAGAAAGACCAGATTCAAGACTTGTGACTTTTGGCTCAAGAATGTCGAGGCGACCATCAAGCCCTGCTACTGCTGCATCATTAGAAGTAACGTAGCCGGCAAAAGCTTGGTCGTTCGTCGTATCAACAGAGTTAATCAATTGAACAATTTCAGCAAATGAATCTTTATCAGCATCAGAAGCGGAAAGGATAGCGTCAATGCGACCTTTTTCAGTATTAACTTGAGACTGAAGATTTGCGTCAGCAAGAGCAAATTCTCCACGAATATCAGAAGATTCTTCGTTTATAAGATCAGTTAATGACTGAACTTCTTCATCAATAATAGTACTAAGATTTTGATCTTCTCGCTGACGAGAAGTCTCTTCAGTCTCAAGTTTACCTTGAAGATCTGAAACCTGAGCGTCTACAACTTCTTTAAAAGCAAGCTCTTGTCCACCAGATACTAGCTTATCGCTACCATCCATTTTTAATAATTCGACTTCTGATCCATCCTGTTTCTGACCACGAATTGATTGGTCTTTTTGAAGTTTAAGTTTTTGTCCATCGACTGCGTCGTTTTGGATAAACTTCTTTTTAATTTGCTGGGCCATGATTTCTCCTTGTTTTTGTTATGGCGGGGGTCAGTACTGAATTATCAGTACATCTGTACTATCTAAAAAATCATCTAATCCTAAATTTTCCCATGATAATTTACTACCGATAATACTATAATCAACTCCATTAACTTGAGATATTCCACCCTCTGGAGTAACAATTACAGCACTAGGAATTAAGGGTGTTTGCGCAAGCGTCACAAACTTATCATTTATATTTTGTTGCGTTAATTCAATTGTTTCAACAATAAAGCCGGAGGTAGCACCAACTAAAAAGCCACCAGATACAGAGCCATCTCCACCGTAAAATGCTTTTTGATCTAAGTCATATACAAGTTCACTAACCTCTAGAACGAGGTTATTTCTTTGAGCACTGGTTAATTTGGGAGCTTTAAAAATTGCCATCGTATACTCTTAATCCTTGATCAATGCCAGAAGGACTATCCTCTCTAGAACCCATATCAATCATGAGATCGCTATCCATCGTACCCAAATCAATATCGCCCACATCTTCCACGATAGGAATTGGAGCTACCCAGATTAGATTCATAATGAATGGGTCAAATTTCCAAGACATTTAATACCTTGTCTTTTGAATAGACACTATTGCTTTTTTTGTCGCATCAATATAGGTTACTAGCATTTCTTGAACTAAATTAGAATTATATTTATAAGAATACAGCTCTTGATTTTCAAGTGGAAATGTTGTTGCAATTTCATCCCAGACTACTTCTTGAATGGTTGTTGGAAGTTCTTCTTTAATTTCAAATTGTCCAGAGAACACATTAAATATGTAATTCTTTAAAACTTGTCCTTTATATACAGGATGCAGATCCTGATACCCTATTTGAATATAACTAGCTAATTCTTGCTCTCCTCTAGAGTTTACTAACGCAAACCCAGTTCCTTCCTCTGATGAATCAAGTATCTCACCCATTCCAACAGCTGTAATCTCAACGACCGAATTAGATCTAGATACTGAAAAATCAGATTTAAACAAAGAGTTTATAATCAAACCCACAGCCATAGATATAACAGAAGATCCTTCATTTTTATTTATAGGAATCTCAATCGGTGTAGATCCGGGAATTGTTGGAGGAACTCCTAGATTATCTACATTAAACCAAATATGGAATGGGGTATTATCTGGACAAGAGTATATTTTAATATATGAATTTTGGAGGGAGGCTTCAACATCGGCAACACAGCCTATTATAGTTGTATGAGATCTTGTTCCTCTAAAATAAGAAACTTCTGATGGTAAATTTAGCTCAGTGTATAAAACTCTAAAGTGAGTATAAAACTTATCTACTACGGACCTAGTATCGGATACCCTAATAGACTTAGCATGTAAGTCATGGATTTCCTTGACAATTAAGCCCGGATCATAGAATGAATTTGGATTAGGCTTTACCTGTGCCATGTTACCTCTGTATTATAAGGGTGCTTTCTATGCCGTATTTAAATAGCCGAAATTACATTATACTGAGGTTGTAATTGCCCTAAATTTAAGGATTCCAGAAACAAAACCAGCCACGTTATCCGACGTATACTGGATTTGACCAGAAGTAGTAATACTAAAGGCCACACCACTAATATCTCCACTAGAAATAAGAGTGATATCCCAGTCAGATCCTTTCTGAATTCCTGAAATCTTAACAGTCTCATACAATGAAGCGGTCGCCTCTATTTCAATAGATACAAGTGCTTCAAATGCTCTTACAATTGAATTTGAAAATACAAAATTATGGACATTGTCTGGAAGTGCCTGTGAATTTGAAATGCTAAACAACTTCTCATCAATGTCTCCCGTAGATGTTATTCCAGTTATTAGGGTATCTACCTGAGCTTTTGTATAGTATCTGATATCTCCTCTAGCATCAGTATGGTATTGGATATGATCATCGTTACTTAATCCTGACAAAAGACTATGAGTAGTCGCTTCTCCAGCTGGAGTATAAAGCTGAGTTCCTCTAAAATCAATGTAAGTAGCTCCATTTACACTCACAACCCTAGCATCTGGAGTATTAGCATAAGTATTAGTTTGGAACAAAACTGTACCAATTGCTACAAATTCTGCAAAAGGAAGTCCAGATAGACTAGTAATTTCAGTACTTGCCGCAGCTTTTGCTTGGGGAGCATTATTATATTGAGCAATACCTTGAATACCAACAATAGGATTTTCTTTATCGTTTGTTGCAAAAAAATGTACTAATACATAATTTGCACTACTTACTTGTGTTAACTGCCAAGATCCGCCAGCAAATTCATTGAATGGTATTCTTCCATTGACTCCTGTATATCCAGCTGTACCGCTATAGATTAAAGGAAATGCATCCGCTGCTTTTTTTCTCCATAACTGACCCTGTCTGAAAAGAATAGGAATCTGAGCCTGAGCTGCACTTGATAAAAGTATATCTTCATCTCTAATAGAGCCTTCATCAGCGGTAAACTGAGCATGTGCGTCAAGACTACCATTGCCATCAGGCGTAAAACCTTGTAAGGCTAATCCTGATAAGTACCTTGCTCCAAAAGTAGTATGTAGGTATATGTGAGTTGCCCCATCCATCGTTATACCATGTCTCTCTTCTGCAAAATACGTGTGGGTATTTAAATCTGTGTTCCAATAAATAACTGAAACAAAAGCATTCTGCTCAATAATATCACTACTAAATATTTGGGTAGATTCTAAAACTCCAGAAGTATTAAAGTAAATATAATGATTTCCAGCAAGGTTAGGAATCGTAATTTGTTGAGAAGTTGTTTTTGTAAACTTGGTGCCTTTAATATAAAAGCTAAAAGAAGCACTAACCGGAGCTATTGCAAAAAGTCTAGATCCATCAATGAAACTTGTTGTTGAATCTGTTCTATTAATAAACCCAGTAGGCTCTTTTGTATCTTGATAAATAGCCGTTCCCGTGGCTGCAGCTTGTATTTCAACAATAGCATCTTGCACATTATCTGATGAAATAGTTAATGTAGGAGAAAATGGAACATCTATTGCGTTTAGAGTAACTGCATTAGTTTTTCCATTAACTGAAGTAACAGGTGCCGTAGATAACTCAGTATAAACTGTTGTGCTCCATCTGTATATTTTATTAGTATCTAACGCTACGTATACAATTCCTGCCACTCCGGGTATAGGAAATGCTGCTAAATTAGCAAACTCTAATACATCAGCTGAAAATGTAGATGCAGGAAGCTGAGAAAGAGGAACTTTACCAGTTTCATCAAGAGAAGCAACTCCATTTATTGCAGCTTTTTCAGTTATAGCAATTTTGTTAGCAGCTAAACTATCTAAAGCAGCTTTAACTTCCGTTGGAGCCGGAGCTGCCCAATTTCCTGAAATAATTGGAGTATAGCGAATTGCTTGTGCAACAGAAGTTTGAACAAGCTGAGCTGGATTTGTGCCAGTTAAAGTTACAGTTCCAAGTGGATACGAAGTTGCGTCATAATTAAAATAACACGGGTATGAAGAAGCGTTACTTGCAATTGTTAAATTTCCTGCAATAATGGTTCCCCAAGCATCTGTATAAATATCATGAGTTGTAGCAGATATAGAAATTACACCGATGTAGTTTGAACGAAGACTTGCTGTAATAGCAGATCCAAAGGAATCTGGTACAAGACATCCAACGTCATTCATTACTAAAGTGCCAATTCCTGTAGAGTCAAATATAGTAGTGGCTGCTGAGCGAATAGTACAAGATCCAGTAATTCTTGTGTCGTTTCTTAGTTGGATAAAATCCCGCCCGCCCCCTCTCCCATTAAAGAGAATAGAAGGAGCATCGACATTATCTAAATCCAAAACAATTCCAGAAGTTCCTGTCGGATTATCATTGAGGATTTCAAGTCCAGAAGTAAATCCAATATCTTTAATAAATGCTCTCCCGTGATTATTATTACTCCATTTTAAAGTAACTCCACCTGCCACAGAAATAATTACAGTATCAGTAGCAAAAGAAGTTAAATCAATCCAGCCTTTTAATCGTATTGTTGCAGCTTCTACGTATGTCCCGGGAGCTATAATACAAGCATACCGTTTTGATGCGCCAGCATCTGTAATGGCTGTGTACATTGCCTCTAATGATTTAAAAGGCTTGTCTATAGTTCCAGAGGCTGTATAAGTTCTTGTATTATTTTTATCAACGTAAATAATTTGAGAATAAGCTAAACTATCAATAATAGCATTTACCGACGTAGTTATAGCATCCGCATACGTTTTTACAGCTTTCTCAGAAGGATAAAGCGTGTCTGAGTTAGAAGCTAGAGTACCATCAATGGATTTATTAGCAACGTCTTCTTTTAAAGCATCCTGATCATCAACATATTTTTTAGTGGTAACGTGTTCCGGTAACGTGGCTATAGCAGGAGCAGCGATACCATCATCTGCTGTAAGCAAAGATATTTCAGAAGGGGTAATTGCCGTAGTCTTTTGTGAATACGTAACATAGTTCTCTTCTCTCACTTCTAGTCTATTAGAGTAGGCATCTAAAAGATTATTAACGTCATCAGCTTGAGATGTTATGAAACTGTTATCCTGTCCGTAGTAGGCTATATTGTTAGGATATGCAGAATCTGTAATGTATAAGTTATTACTTCCAAGAGTAGCAGTAGTTGTTCCAGTATGAACGACCAAGTTGCCTGTCATAGTGTCGCCAGCTTTAGCAACTTTAAGATCTAATGCATCCTGAGAAGCAACTCTAATTCTCAGATCCATTTCATGCTTAACTGGATCTGAGAATAAGCCTAAAGTTTCAACCATGTATTGAACACTATCTACAGACGCTGCAGTGTTTGAGCCGAAAGAAACTGTTAGAATTTGTTCTGTAGGAAGTTTATCTCCAATAGATGATCCCGTAATTAAAGCCAGATTAATTCTTGGAAGATCTTGTCTAACGGGAGGATTTTCTCCAGCATATACTAAATATTGCTTTCCGACCACTGGAGTTGGAGTCATTGGTCCATCGTAAACAATTCTTGAATGGGCAAAGCCGGGAATTACGTCCCCAGCTCCAGTAGGAGATGTGTAAATTGCAATAATCGGAGATGCTGCTCCAGACACTGCATCAAAAGTCATTATGGCATAGGCTGATTTAAAATCGCCTAAAGTTATATTACCTTGGCTTGTGCCATCAAAATAATACCAGTTTATTTTTTGTCCAGCTATTGAATTTTTAAAATACCAACCATCCCTAATTAATGCAGAAGGGTCTTTTATACCCGGTTGTCCATCTGCATAAACTTGCGTATTATTTTCGTAAGCGTAAACTGTTAAAACTTCGGCACGATCTTCAATCGGAATAATTCTGTCGTCTAAAGCGTCTAATGCATCCTGAGTGGCATCGCTTATAGGCTTATCCGCATCACTGGTATTATCTACATTTCCTAAACCAATATCATTGGCTGAAATATAGTCTGTAACTTGAAGCCAATTTCCGGGATAACCTGCTGGATTATAACCGGCTGCTCCAATTGCTGCAATCATTCTAAATGAAGCACCATTAAACATTACACCATCACCAACAGCGTATGTTACTCCGTTATTATAATCGCCGGTCCAAGTAACATCAGTAATTAAATCTAATGCTGCTTGAGTATCGTCACTTATAGGTTTGTCAGCATCGCTTGTATTATCTACATTACTTAAACCTACATCGCTCTTATCTAAGACTACGTCTCCAACTTGAGTATTTACAGAAGTTACTAAAGAAGGAGATGCTTCTATATAAGTAGCTCCATTCCAAGCATATAACTTTGCAGTATCAATAGCAAAATATAAGACGTTAACAGACCCAGTCGGAGGAAAACTAGCAAGATCTGGATACTGAGAGATTCCCCCTCCTCCACCAGAACCAGATATATAACCTATTCTTAGTAATGTATTTGCCATAATTAATGCCTTTGTTTTCCAGCGTAAAATATTCTAGAGATATCTATAGAACCCGATGTTACAAGTACTTTTACACGTACATATAAGGAACCAGCTCCGTTTATATCCCATATATGACTTCCAGATGAATCTGTAATTCTTTGATAGGACTCTGTTAAATCTGAAAAATTAACATTATCAGAAGAAAATTGAAGAATCAGTCTCATATTTGGAGAAACTCCATTTTCATACGTAACCATTATTGAAAATTCAGCTTCTCTATCATCTAAAGAAAAAGATGGAGAAGTCCAATCAACATTTACAGTTTGTGAACCTTCTAATATTTCTTTAAGTCTTATACTATCTAATATACAACCCATTTATCCCTCTTTTTTTTTAGAAGCTAATTTTCTTCCAAAATATAATCCAGCACATGCATAAAAAAATTGTAATGCATTATCTATATCTACTCCATCGACTAACTTTGCTATTTTATTTAAAAGACCAAATATAACTAATCCAGAAGATATTACCAAAAGTGTAAAAGATGCGGAGGGTTTTTGAGATAACGCATCTCGTAATACTGGGACTGGTATACCTTTTTTAGTACACCACTCAGTAAACTGGGACTTAGGATCTTTTAGACTCTTCACTTATCTTTTTCCCTTTTTCCAATCTTCAAAACTATAAACTTCTGCATGAAATATGGTGCTATCATCGTACAATTTCGGCATATCTCTTAAGTATGATCTATAAGATCTATACTCTTTTCTAAGATCTGTATCTATATCTGCATCTGCAAGCTGGGTCCAGTCAGAAGATTGTAATAAATAATCTCTTGTTTTTCTTATACATTTCCAAAAGTATTTGGTTTCTTGTTTAGCTACTTCCTCTACCTTTACCTCTATACCTTCAGAAAGCTTAAATAATCTGGATAGTTTTCCATTTACAATTTCTGTCTTTTCATCAATAATGAATGGTTTTTGTTCATTAGTTAAATATTTTTCATCTACCCACTTTACTGCACAATTCCACTGTCCAAAAGCTAAATGATAATCTCTATACAAAATTGCAAGCTCTGCAGATTCAAATTCTTTTAATTCTTCCTCTCCAGAATCTACATTTTTAATAAGTAACTTATACATAAATCTTCCTTACTAAAAATTCTTAGCCTTTTATAACTCTATCCCTAGCTACCTAACGCTATGCTTTAAACTTCTATTTTTAACAACTTCTGCACATAGTAGCTTTTTATTTAATTGATACCATATTCATAAATAATTACAATACCAGCACCGCCAGCACCGCCAGCATTTGCGGAAGTATGCCCACCGCCTCCTCCTCCACCAGTATTTGCAATTCCTGCACTTCCAACACCAGCTACTGCTTTTGACCTACCGCCTCCGTTTAAGAAGGCACTATCTCCCCCCATTCCAGACCTTGTAGTTGAAAAGGGAGAATCCCCAGCTCCACCTGCAATAGATATAATAGTTCCTGCAGGGCTACCCGCTGTACCGCCAGAGCCTCCTGTTCCATTTGCAGTATTACTTGCTCCTGCGCCTCCACCTCCTGCAGTTACCGTAACCGCGCCAGTGAAAGACGAAGCAATTCCTGCTGTAGCGGATGCTCCTCCTGTCCCAACTACAACAGCGTATCCAGTTCCCGCTGTAACAGCAAGAAGACTGCTATTATATCCCCCAGCACCGCCTCCAGCACCTGACATTGTTGTTCCTGCTGCTCCTCCACCGCCTCCACCTCCGACAACGTGAACTAAAATTTTAGTTACTCCAGTTGCAGGAGTATAGGTGCCTGATGTTGTAAATGTAGTTACACTTTTTAAAGCCCCAGCTGCGACTAGTTTAGTATAAGGATCTAAACCAATATATGTAGTCATAAAAATATCTCCTTCTTAATACAATGTTATGTAAAAGCTTCCTATATATGTTGCGGGTACTGCTGTGATATCAACTTTAACATAGTATCCGGCTGGGATATAATCCCTTGCTATTGTTCCATTGAGGATATCCCCATTTGCAAGTGATGCAAAATTAAAACTTGGAAGAGCATCGAATATTGAAATCATAGTATCATAAGTAGGATCAATAACACCCGTACTTGGTAGTATCCTTGTATTACCTATATAAGAAATTCCATTTACGGTACTAAATGATCCACCAACAAGCAAGTTCCCATTGGATGCAAATTCAAAACATTTTACAGTTGGAACTACACCAGTAAACGTAGCATTACTTGTTCCATTAGCATTTAGTTTATACATATTTCCAGATAATGGAGCTACAAATATTGTATCATCTGTTGCAACTTGAATTCTTATTATATCGGATAATCCTGTAGGTAGAGTAAATGTAGGAGCACCAATTACATCTCCTGTAGTTGAATTAAGTTTCACAATTCTCTGAGCTGATAATCCTCCCCCAAAGGCTCCTGTATTAAAAGTACCCCCCAGAACAATATCACCTTGATGTAGAATTATAGTATTAATATTACCAGATCCAGATCCCGGTGTTGTAAACGTGGGATCTTTTACTCCACTGGAAGTTAATTTTATAACTCCAGTTACTGAATATGAAGCACCGGATAGTAACTGGTATGAAGTGAATGTACCAACTACTACTAAGCTATCATCACTTAATAATAATCCTTGTTGGAATTTAAATGAGCTACCAACATCTAAATTTCCTGCTTCAAAAGAAGAATCATAAGAACCATCTGTATTTAACTGTATTAATCCCTTTGCTATAACGGGATATCCACTTGTTGTATAATCACCTAATAAAAGTATTTTACCGCTTGATCTTATTTCAATATCCCAAATACCTCCTCCACTTGCATTAAATCTTCTTGTTCCGCTTGATGTAAATGCAGTATCTAATATACCCAAGCTATTTAATTTACAAAGTCCAGAAAGAGTTACCCCATTATAACTAGTAAAAGAGCCTCCAATTAAAATGGAACCATCAGAAAGAAGTTTAGCTACTTTTATATCTGATCCAACATTGAATCCAGTACCTACTACAAATGTAGGATCTACTGTACCATCTGTATTTAATCGTATAATATTTCTACCGACCGATTTTGCGTTATATAAAGTAAAAGATCCCACAAGTATTACTTTGCCATCTGTTTGTACCGCCATGCCATTAATTACTGAACTAGCTCCAAACCTTGATGTCAATGTATATGGAACTGCTCCAACTTTTATATCAATTGTTAGATTTCCAGATGTAGGAGTTCCTTCGTCTACCATTAGCGAATTAAATGAAGTTAAACTAGTTGCTTCTCTTACTCTTTTATAAATAAGACCAGTTGCCGAAGTATTACTAGATGTTTTGGAAATCATCTCATCTATAAGGTAGTCAGAAGATCCTCCTCCTCCTCCTCCTGCCCCTAGTACTGCATTGGTCACAAATGCAGTTGTCGCAATTTGAGTGGAATCATCTCCAGTTGTTGCGGTCGGTGCTTTCGGAATTCCCGTAAATGTAGGAGATGCCAGTGGAGCTTTCAAAGAGAGTGATGGGACTGTTGGAAGATCTGCTGTACCTGCAAGATCTCCTGCTAATTTAATCTTACCTTTTATTAAGGTAGTTGCATCGGGAGTTACAGAAGAATCTACATAACTTTTTACTGCAAGAGCAGATGGAACTTGTGAATCAGATGCAGAGGCTAGAGTCGTACTTGTATTAAGTACTCCTGATTTTAAATTAGAAACTTCAATATTAGAAATTCCATACTCATAAGTTGTTTCAATTGATTGTAGAGCACCCTTAACTGTAGAATTATCAGGAATTGTTGTTCCAGTGAAAGTTCCAAGGTTCTCTGCATTAGCGGCAACTCCAGATAGAGTTACTAGATCATCTAATCTATCCTCATGCTCTTGTAACACGACTTGAACAGTTTCTCCAACCGTTCCACTAATAGAAGGGTTTGTTAAAATTTCATTGGCCTGATCTTTTTGACCTATTTGAGCATCTACGTATGTTTTAATAGCTTTTTGAGAAGATAATAGAGTATCAGAGTTAGCAGTTAGAGTTCCATCTAAAGATATTGCTGTTCCACTTACTCCGGTGTTAATAACTGGAGAAGTTAGAGTTTTATTTGTAAGAACTTGAGACTGAGAATTTGTAACAATCTCTCTAGAAGCACCGTCTAAGTACGCCTTAATTTTATAGCCATCAGCAGAGTCAACTTTTAACTCTCCATTGATACTCTCAATAGCAACATCATCTGGAGCTAAAATAATTCCTTTAATAAAACGTGTCTTTTTAAGTGCCATTATAGAACTCCTATTTATTTATCACTTTAGCTTCAAAAGTTATAGTACCTATATAAGAAACAGATCCTATATCAGAACTTTTATATTGTATTTGTCCTGTTGACGTAATAGATATTTCCAATACACCAGAATCTCCAGTCGTTCTTCTACTTATTCCCCAATCATTGCCATCATAGTAACCTTCAATAAATCCTGATTCAGCTATAATTGAAGTAGTAGAGC